CTCGTCGATGGTCATCTTGATACCATCGGCAGTGCGCTTGAACGGGCGTGGCATCGGGATGTCACTGGCCGCTGAGTCGGGGGCTGATGTGGGTGCTGCGACTTCAAGGTACTGGATACCGAGTCGAGCAGGTGTGCCCACTTTGTCTTTGAACTTGCAACCCTTGCAGCCAGCGGGGCGCAGTTCGTCAAACTTCTTGCAGGTTGTTGGGCCTGTTGTGACCGACTTCCACTGCTGCACTTTGCGCACGGTGTTGTTCTGGTCGTAGTCGGGGTGCTGGTCGCTCCATGCAATCGCTGTGGCAACCTCGTCTTGGCAGTACGCTGCGATGCCCATCAGCCCATACCAGAACGGTTCGGCAACGTCACCTTGGTTCTTGATAGCCCAGCCAATCTGCTGGCACTTGGCTGCAACGACCACGGCGTTGGCAGGAGGAATGTCTACCGTGACAGCAAGAGCTTGTGCCAACGAACTGGTAGTTGTTGAGCGTGGCAGGCTCACAGGGTGAGCTACCATGTACGCAGACAGTGCCGCAGCCAGCGCCTCGACTGGGACATCTGGGGCGTCGAGCAACAGCTTCACGATGTTGCCACCCTTGGGGTTCTTGGTTCCTACCGGGCGCAGTACGCGGGCAGAGTCGGCGGGTACCGTGGGGTCAACGTCGAAGCCTTTGTCTTTGGCTGCCGCCTTCATGGCCTCGGCCAGTGGCTTCCACTGTATCGGTGCAAGTTCCTCGGTCAGCACCCAGTAGACGTGCAGCCCGTTGCCGGAGTGAATGATCAGGGGTTTGGGTAGGCTGAGTTCGTTGACGAACTTGCCCAGTGCAAGCAGTCCTTCCTTCCACGTGGGGAAGGGTTTGCCATCTCCGCAATCGACATCCAGTGCAACGATCTTGGTCGCCCGGACGTTCTCTTGTTTTCTACTACCCTTCTCCACGAAACTGGAGACGGCGAAGTAAGTGTTGTTGCCACGCTGGTCAAGCCCAGTCACAGCCTTTGCGAGTTCCTCCACAGTGGCGAAGAATCCCTGCCGCCTGCCATCTGGATTGATGACCGTGGTGACATAGAAACCTGCCGATGGTAGAACCCGCTGAAGAAAATTCAACGTGTTCATAGTGCCCCTGCTGAAATAGGGAGGGTTGCCCCTCCCTACCACCTTAGTTATCTGAGTTCAGAACTGCGACGAGACGCTCTTTGCGCTGCTTCTGATCCGATGCAATCACCTCTGGTGTGGGCCAGTGGTGTTGTGTCATCACATCCAACAGCTTGCGCAGCATAGTCCGTACCGACTCATCGTTTGATTTGCGAAGGGCTTTGCCCCGCACCCATCCATAATAAGTCATCCGGGACACTCCTAGCAACTCGGCCATATCCGAAGTTGTTAGGAGCATGTGCTTGCGCAGCGCCTCGACTCTTGAGAAGTCGAGCGTTGGCTTAGGCGTCATCTGCGCTCACCTCTCCGACAAGAGCAGCGATCTCGTCAGCCAAAGATGTTGCAGAATCACTGCTCACTGGAGCAGCGGCCTTGGCCGGAGCAGCTTTCGCAGCGGGAGCAGCGGCTTTAGGTGCACCGAAACCACGCTTGGGAGCAACAGCCTGTGCGGGTGCAGGGGCAGGTGCAGGTTCCTCAACGGGGGCTGCTGCCTTGACAGCGGGTTTCGGCGCGACTGGTGCAGGGGCTGGCGCTTTGGCAATCTGCGGCACAGCCACTGGCGTTCTAGGGGTTTCCCCGGTGATCTCTTTGACGGACTCAGTGCCGAACAATCCATCGACAGTTGTTTGCACGTCAGCATCAAGGAAGCCACCGAAGGTGAACTTCAGCTTGGGGAACGATGCGTCAGTGTCGAAGGATACACGAGTCTTGACGATCTCAGGAGGGATGCCACGTACGGACAGTTCCTTCTGGTACTGGTTCAGTCCTTTGAGCGCAGCGGGAGTGACCGACAACAGGTATACAGGGCCGCTGGCATCGTCCGCAGCAACCACTGCCAGACGCTTGTTGTCCGAGCAGGCTTTGATCTGCTGACCACCGTCAGTCACTTTGGAACCCCATGCGTTTTGTGGGCAGCTTGCACACACATCGTTCTGAGGTGTAGTGGCTTCTGGGTCTGGGCCAATACCATCCAACGAGAAGCAGTCAGGTGCTGCGGGTTCAGCGTCTTTGCTCCACTGCTTGGCGTACCAAGTCTTGGACAGGCGGGGGTTCGCGCCGACAATCACCACGTCCAGATTGGTGGTGTCCAGCACAGTCTCGGTGTCACCCTCGACAATGCGGAAGCGGCTTGCCTTGATGCTGATACGTGGGAACGAACTGCCAGATGGGCCAAGGCCACCAGTCAGGGCGGCACCCAGCACAGAAGGGACACCAACGCGGCCAGCGAGGTGGGCAGGGACTTGGATATTCACGGGTACGATGTTGCTCATTTGAGACTCCTTGGTTAGTAAGACGTGGTGGCTTGTTGAGAACCGACAAGACCGGCGGTGGATTGGGGATTGATAATCATCCTACGTTTATTGGCGACAGCCGTTTGTTCTTGGAGGCCGAGGCGCTCTTTCACAGCAGCCGACACAAGATGGTCAGCGATGGCTTGGTGGTCAGCGCAGTAGACGAAACCCGGCGACCGCTCACCGTGGTAAGCAATCTCAGGGTTCATGGTACGCACAATGTATCCGTTGTCGATCTTGAAAGCCACCATCGCAGCCATGTTGTGCGACAACATATCGTGCAGCTTGTTGGTACGTTCAGAATCTACGGGTACAGCCCCACCTTCCTTCACCATGCGGTAAAGCCATCTCTTAAATGCGTTGATCATGTCAGTCCTCCTTGGCACCGGGTTTACGGATATTCACTTCCAGCTTGGTGCCATAGTTAACGCCGGGAGGAATGGTTTTTGTCTCGTCAATGTGGCCGCGCACTGCGGTTTTGCTGACGCTCTTTGTCAGCATGTCGAACGCCTCGTTCTCTCGAACAAACGCCAGCAGCTTGTCCCAGTCAGCCACGTTGGCGTAGTCTGTTGTGGTCAGGAACGCAGTGCCGTACTCTGACTTGAAACTGGTCAGCCCTTGCGCGTCCATCTGTGTCTTGAGATACGCTTCGAGCTTGTTCATCTTGGCAACTAGGTCAGTGAGTTTCCCTTTGACCTCACCCTCGATGGCAGCTTTCTGATCTCGCAGTTTCATGTAGGTACGGATCACATCACCTACGTTTGGGGTTGTACTCATGTCATCACCTTTGTGTTTCTTGTTGAATCAAATCCAGCAGCAAGCCTTGCAACTTCTGCTTGTTTCTCAGTCGCTCGTACATCTTGTGCTCAAGGTCGGTGCTCTCAATGTGAATCACGTTGGAGACGTTGCGCTTGCCAATCCGTTCGATGCGACCATTCGCCTGCACGTATACCTCGTTACTGTTGATCGGGCCGTACCAGATGATGGTTGACGCAGACGTGAGGGTCAGTCCATGCGCCATCGTTCCGGGGTGGGCGATCAGTACCCGAGGGTCACTCTGGTTCTGGAAGTCGTTGAATATCTGGTTGCGCTTCCCAGAGGAAACTTCACCGTTGACAACAGCCACAGTCCAGTGCTTGCTCAGTTCTTTCTCCAGCATGTGGAGTGTTCCCGTCAGGGGAACAAACAGAATTACTTTCTCACCTGCTTCTTCAATCACCTCCTTGACCAAGTTAATCCGTGGTGCGCAGTCGATCTCAATGTTCTGACCATCATCGCCATACGCCACGCCGCAAGCGATCTGCACAAGTTTCTGAATCTTCACCGCCTCATTCACTGCCGTGATGGTTCCACCTATCACCCTCTCGGCTGCCATCTCAGTGACGAAATGCCGCAGCATCTGGGTGTAGTGCTTCTTCTGGTCGGCAGTCAACTCAACCTGCCGTGTCTGGATGATGGTGTCCGGCAAGTCAAAGCACTCGTCCCGCGTGAACCTGACAGCAGGTTGTAGGATGTGCTTCACGATGTCAGCAGACTCAGGCCGAGGCACGAACTTCCACTGCCCGATCTTCATCATTACCTGTTCCCTGAACGCGGTGTACGTCTTGGTGCAGTAGGGTGAACCGATCAGCTTGGCAAGTGCCCACGCATCAGTCGGGTCGTTCGGTGTCGGTGTCCCAGTCATCAACCACAAACGTGCTTGTGGGTTGTTGTCGATCCAGCGGCGGAAGATTTTGAACCTCTGCGTTGACGGGTTGCGCAGCACTGCTGCCTCATCCACGATGACCAGATCGAACATGCCGTGGCAGTGCTCCTTGATGATGGCAAAGCCATCGTGGTTGACGATGTAGAAGTCGGCTTCCGTCTTCAACAGTTTGAGTCGCTTCTCTGCCGTGCCGTGGAGCACAACGAACCTGCGGTGCACAAGGCCAGTGAATATGCCGTCGCCCCACACGCGCTCCAACGTACTGAGCGGTGACAGGATGAGCACCTTCTTGACCTTCTTGGTCTTGATAAGGTAGTCCGCTGCCCACAGGCTCGACTGGGTTTTGCCAGTGCCGATCTCGTTGAGTACCAAACAACGCTGGTTCAGCGTCAGGAACGCTGCTGTCTCGCGCTGATGGTCGAACGGGGTGTACTGCCCCGGCCAGTTGTAGTAGTGCAGGATGGGGCTGGGTGCCTTGATGCCGAGATTGCGCAAGACCTTGACCTCATCCAACCGATGGGGTGCGATGACAATCTGAACGCCACGTACCTCCATTGTCTTGGACGTGGGAATAGACTCCAGCACCCTGTTCGGGTTGTTTAGTTTGAGGGCCAGTGCCTTGGCCTTCTCGACTACCAACATGTCACGCCACCTTGTCCTGAATGAATCGTTCCAGTTCGGCACAGGAGTCCTCGTCGTACACGAGGAACCAACGCCCACCAGCCGCTTGTATTTCTTTGCCGCAAATCTTCTGTAACTCCGTTGGCTTCTTGGTCTTGTCAGCCTTGACCTCGATACCTACAAAGCCACCAGAAACTATGGTGATCAGGTCGGGGATACCGCTCTTACCAAACCCGTTGTTGCCGGGGAAGAAATACCAAAGGTGGTACTTCTTCAACACGTCAGTCACTTGCTTTTTAACTTTACCTTCCGGTGTCATTGAACTCATTGTAGCACCTACCTTTACGTTGCTGTCAAGTATTTTATTAGGTTAAACCCTAGCATAGTCACAGTCGTGACGGCATGGGCAGTAGCGGCACAGCCCAGAGGGGCGGGCAGGCCAGTTGGCATGTTCGTACGCCGAGTGAATCCGCTGGATGCGCTTCATAATCTCAGCCCACACAGCGTTGATGTCGATGCGGTTGTACACCTCAGTGTCCATCTCCATGGTCTTCAGCCACACGAGTGATGTCTTCACCCGCTGCACCTCGGGGTAGTGCTTGAACACCTGCGCTGCGAACATCTGCATCTGGAACTGGTCGATCTTGCGCTTGCCTGTCTTCCAGTCCATCACCACCGCGTCGTTGCCGACAATTACAAGTACGTCAAGTTTGCTGCGCAGCCATGCGTCAGTGTCCCACCAACCTGTTGGTGTAAGGTTCTCAGTGAGCACGAGTTCCTTCTCGACGTACAGTTCCCCACGTGCAGCCAGCTTCTCAATCGACTGGCACAGCGGTTCATACTGCGCGACCTCTGCTTCCAAGTCCGACCCTTTCAGTCGGTTTTCAAGGAACGTATGAATACGTTCTCCGTACTTGGACGCTTCACCTCCCTCGTCCACCACGTCCTTCTTAATCCGCTGGCGGTAGTACCGCAACGGGCAGTTTTCAAACAGCGTGATAGCCGAGTATGAGTGGCTCAGTTGCATAGCAGTATGCCCCGCAGGGGTTGCCTGCGAGGGTGTTTGTCATTGGAAATTGCAGTGTACATCAATCGCTTGACATACGGGTCAGCGCATCGAACTTCGCCAACTCAAGGGTTGCCACAAGCTGCATCAGGTTGCTGATCCCAGACGAGAACCTCATGTAGTCGCTGCCAATCTTGGCTAGGATGAACACCTCAGTGGTGTCCGGGCACTCCTTGATCTGGTTGGTCACTGCCTCCATCAGTTCAAGTACGTCATGGTTGCGGGGGTTGCGTTTGATTTCAGTGATGTTCATCATGTGTCTCCGTAGTTTGCTGCCATGCCAGACTCGCAAGCCACTGGCAAATCGGGTGCCCATTTGGGGGCGGTGGACATCAAGGCTTCGAGCTTGACTTGTGCTGCTTGCGCAACGTCCGCATCTACTGCGACGATGATCTCGTCGTGGACTTGGAACGCCACCTTAAAGTGTGCTCCAGCAGCAGCCATCTGTTCACGGATGACGATAGCAGCAAGCCCTTGCACAAGGTTCTCTGTCACCTTGCCGCCGTAGATGCGAGTCCATGCGATGTCGTCCGGTGGTGCACCAGTCAGCACCCTGTCCTTGAGTGCCTTCTGGTAGGTACGTGCGTCAGCGATGTAAGCAAACCCACTGGCAGTCTCCCGCAGTGCAGGGTACTGGATGCGGAACCCGTTGGGCATGATGATGCCGTGCTTGTCGTAGCGTATCTGGGGGTGCAACTCGTTGCTGCCACCGTACAACATATCCTTGAGTGCGTTGCCGCACTTCTGCCAGAACTGCACAATCTTCCAGTTCTTCTGTCGGTACAACTTAACGATACGTGTTGCTTCGTTGATGTCGATCACCACGTTGATGCCGCCTTGACCGATCTCCAGAGTGCGCCGGAACTTCTCAGCACCCATGCCGTAGCCCAGCCCAAGCACACACGTCTTGCCAACGAACCGCTCCACCTTGTCAGCCTTGGTGATGGTGCGACCGTAGACATCAGAGGCAAACTCAGAGTACACATCCCGCTTGTCACGGAAGGCCACCAGCAAGTCCTCCTGCCCAGCCACCCATGCCACAGTACGTGCCTCAATCTGCGACGAGTCACACGAGATAAGCATCTGCCCCTCGGGTGCCTTCAGTGCCCTGCGTATGGTGGTATTGCCACGGCTCGGCAGGTTCTGTAGGTTGAGCTTGTCGCCGCCACTGAAGCGCCCGGTGTGGGCACCGTAGTAGTTCAGCATGATGGGTAGCGTACCCCTCCCGGCCACGCCGATCAGGTTCTCCGTGCGGCTCTCCTCCAGTGTGGACTTCACCCCAAGGCGAGCAGACACCGCTGCCTGCACACGCTCATCAGGATGTTCCAGCATGTCGGTCATGCCCTTGTCGGTCTTGGCAAACGCCCACGATACCTTGCCTGTCTTGGCACTGATCTTGGTGGGCGGCTCGACACCCAGTTGCTCAAGGTACGCGGCGAACTTGTCGTTGGACATCAGCATCTCTTGCACGGCCATTGCACCGCCGATGCTGTGCCCGATGTCAGCCAGCAGTGTGCGCTTGCGGGTCTTCACTTCTTCGAGATGCTTCTCCAGCAGGGGTACATCCAACTCAATGACTGGCTCGGTGTACATCCGCAGGGTCTGGTCAATCACCAACAACTCTCCAGATGGGAAGCCTACCTTCAGCTTATCGAATAGCGCCTTGGTTAAGTTCACATCGTTGATGCAGTACTGCCCGTACTGTGCAAGGTCAGCCTCAGTGAAGTCAGCCTTGTGCTTACCCAGTGCAGCCACGACCTCATCGCCCTTCTTGCCCAGCCCGTAGTAGGTCACCAGCTTGGCGAGTGATCCCCCCACCGTGACGTTGTGCAGTGGTCGGGCCATGCTCAGTGTGTCCAGCCATAGCCTCGGGTTGATACCGAAATGCCACGACAGGATAGCGCCATCGAACGCTGTGTTGTGGCACAGGATAGCCCGCTTGCGGTAGTCCAGTGACTTGAGGAACTTGCCGGGGTTGTCGCCGGAGTACCAGTCAGTGGGGTAGTCGTTGACCTTGATACCTACCCCGATGATCTCGAACTGGGGGCTGCGAACGTACTGCTCGGTGGTCATCTTCGACAGGGAGTAGTCCTTGTCGTAGTAGGTTTCAAAGTCGATGGTTACGATGTCCATTGCCATCACTCGTCCTCCTCAGTTACAGTGTGGTCTTGGATAAGTTGATGCTTAACTACATCCAGAACTCCAAGTGCCAGTACCACTGGTACAGCTTCAGAGTATTGGTAGATTACAGCCAGCACATCATCCACCATCGCTTGCGCCAGTGCCGTCTGACCCTGCTTAATATCCATCATTTCAGTAGCCTTTCTTTGGTTTGTATCGCCGTCCAGATTGCCTTGGCGTTTGGGTCTTCTTGGATAAGTCGCTCGATGAACTCCAACGCTTTGTCAATACGTTGCAGCTTGGCCTCGTTGAGTACGGCCTCACCCAGATGGAGCGAGGACTGACCTGCCATTGCCATGTCGCCGCCCTTGCGAATCATTACCGACGGCAGGTCGGGTGCACCAGTGATCATCGTGTTGTTCATTTGTATGTGGCTCATGTGTTCTTCTCCTTGAGTTTGGACTCAATCATTTGCGCTGCTGCACGCTCCAATCCCGTTGCAACACCTATTTGCACCAACTCATCCTCCGTCAGCCCTACCCACGGGCGCTTTGGTGCAATACGAACAGTCCTTGTTCCGTCAGAGTGATACGCCACTACATCTTCCACCGGCTCCTGCTCTGGCTGTGCTTCTGCTTTGTGCGCTCTGTCTTGCCAGTAATGCACATCACACAAGCCGCCTTGATCAACTCCTTCTTTATATAAATTGAAAGCGTAGCTGCCGCACTTGATGCACCTGCCTTTAGTTTGTGTGTTCATTTAACACCTCAAGAAGTTTCTGTATGTAGTGCTGCCCCTTTGCGATCTCGGTGGGCGACTCGTCCTTGCTACCCATACGCATCAGGTACTTGAGTGCGCCACCTCGGTAGTACCCAATGCGCTGCTCACGGGGCCATGTGTCCACGACATCCCACGGCTGCACTCCCATGTCCTTGTAGTGGGTGCCTGCTACTTGCCGGTCGTTGGCCCGCTCACTTGTCTCAACAACTTGTGGTGTCTCAAACTCCGCTACGTTGATTTTCTGTGCGCTTTGTTCCACGCTATTGCGGGCGCTGCGCACTGTCGACTGGCTAACGCCAAAGATACCGGCGACGTATCTGGTCGAAGCCATCGGGTGTCTGTTTATGTATTCAATGATCTGCTTTCTGAGTTTGCTCATAGGTACCTCCAGTGAAAAAAGAATAAGACGTTGAGCATGAGTACGCCTACTGCTACACACATCAGAAGTGCCAGCAGTGCAGTACGTACCCGTGCCCAACGGTTCATACGAGATGGTCTGGTATGGTGGGCAGCACGACCGTGGTCACCTTGTTCTGCAACTTGTTGCGTATCGTGCTCAGTGCCCGCTCCATGTCACGTACTGTGATGACTTCCATCTGTGCATCGTGCAGTTCCATCAACGTGTTGAGCATGGTGATCTCTGGCCCTGTCGGGGTGAACCTACCGTGCTGCGTTGCCCTGTTGGTGATCGACAAGATAGCGTACCGCCCATCGACACAGACGTTCTTGTACTCCTTGCCGAACCCCAGTTCCCACAGTGCCTCGGTCACGTTGGACATCGCTATAAGCATGTCCATGTCAGGCTTCTTGGCCTCGCCCCGCAGCAGTGCAACCATCGCTTGGCTGTTCTTAATCCGCAGGGTGGTCAGGTCAAGACCGTGCGAAGTTATCGGGGTCATGCTCTCCATGACATAGGCTACCGGGTTGCGCAGTACTGCTTTGGGCCGATACTTTTTCCTCGGCTTTGTTGTGTTGCCCATCATGTCACCTCATATAAATACGCCGAACTTCTGTCGGAGTTCTTTGCTGTACGTTTTGCACACGTCGTTCACTACGTCCAACGTAGATGCCACAGTAGGTTGTGACTTGGATGCCATGAACGTGACCTCAGCAGTCTTAGCAAAACCGATGAGTAGTTCCGGTGGAAACTGGTTATCTTTGATACAAGTGTACAGCAGTGTAATCCACCTGTCATGCTGCCATTGGGGTGCATCCCATCCTCGTTTACCCTTACGTTCTGCACCAACTTGTTCACAGATAGTTTGCAGCACTCCGAGCTTGGCCCGCACCTTGATACCGTACTTGAAACGGCGCAAGGAACGGAGCCAGAACTTGCGCTTGGCTTCGTTGATCTGAGGCATCTTAGATACCAAACTTCGCAGCAGTACTCATTGCAGTGAGCTTGCCAAGGTCTACGTTGAGGGTAGTCTCGGTCTTCTCACGCACTGTGATCTCACGGTGCTTGGCTTTGACGTTCTCAGGGATCAGTTCCCACAGCGGAGGCCACGCCTTGAGTGCTGGTGCCAGTGTGGTGTAGGCATTGCATACCTTAGCTACCATTGCAACAAACTCCTCCTGCCGTTGCGTTGCTACTCGGACACCCTCGTTCACTGCCATTACCTCGGCTTTGAACTCAGCCCAATCCTCAACATCTTGCAGCGTGAGGCTATCTTCCCAACCACCTTCGTACACAGCCAAGTGTGTTGTCGGGAATGTCGCAGGCCAGAACATATCGCCGTTGAACATCAACTTCGTACCGCAACGAACCTCGCCCACTCGCTTGATCTGGATACTACCCTTTGTCTTTAGCCAGTGGGTGGGTACACCACTGAGCAGCGCCTGCTGATCACCGAACAACTTGTCGTATATCTTCTGACCCCATGCAGGGTGCACTGTTGCTGCCTTTGCCTTGTCAACGGCAGGTTGCATCTTCTGCTTGGCGTTCCTTACGACTGCCTCGATAAGTTCTTTGCCAAAACGTACTGTTGCCATGTCAATCTCCTTAGTGTGTTACCTGATCGTTTTCCATCACTTCCATCAGATGCTTGATCTGCATCATCATGGACGCCATGAACTCCTGCATACTCATCGTCGAGTTCATACCGCACTCGGACAGTACAACCACTAGGGCGTTGACCCCAACGGAAAACTCAGTCGTTCCGAGTGCTTCACGGATGTTGGCAGTTGCCTCCATCACTTGCTCTGTGTATTCATCTGGGTGAAATTCTGTCATCCTGTTACTCCTAGTCTGTGTTTAGTTGCCATCACTCTTGCTGCCTCGGTGTAGTGGGAGAACTGCGCCCACTTACCACCAATAAGTCGGCCTGCGTACCTCGGTGCGTAGTTCCGTCTGTCAAACATCTTTGCAAGCTCAAACGCTGGGCGACCTTTGTAATTGACAATGACCTGCCACTCATCGCCCAGCATCCTGTAGTGCGCTTCCTTCTGGCCGCGCTTACTACTGCCTACTGTGTACCCATCGGGTAAGTCGAGCATCACTCCATCTCCACCACTTCACCGAATGGTGCCTTGCCGGGGTCGGTAGTAACCCATAGCACTGGTGCATCAGGCTGGTCACCGAAGCTGTTGCAGCACAGGTCAGTCAGGAAGACGATAGCCACTGGGTTGATACCGAGTTCGATGATCTTCTCAAACACCGGAGCGAAGTCGGTACCGCCACCGCCGTGTGGCTTGATGTCCAAGTCATCGTGCTGCTCATACGATTCAACGTGGCTGACCTCACTGTCGAAGTACAACACGTGGATACGTGATGGCATCAGGTCTTCCTTGACCTTGGTGATCTCGGTAGAGAACTGATTGACCACTTGCTTGGTGATGGAGCCAGAGCAGTCGACAGCAAAGCACACCTCACCCATCTGCTCACCACTGACAGTGGGCAGGTAGAGTCCTTGTGCAATGAAGCGCCGATTGAACCGAGCGAATGACCGCTGGTCAGTACGGGCCTTGACAAGGAAGCGTTGCATCACGTCTCGCCAGTCCACCTTGGGATGCAGCACCTGATCCACAAGACGTTGCAAGTTGGCAGACATCTTGCCCATCATCTTGGCTGCCTGTGCAGCTTGGGCTACCTTCACCTTCCACTCAGCTTGCTGCTGTTGCTGTTCAGCAGGGCTACCATCGCCGTCTTCACAGTTGTCCAGCGGGTCACCCTCACCGCCGTAGCCACCGTCATCGGGCTGCTCTGGCAGGATGTTGTAGATGCCCTCACTGGTGCCATGCCCAGCGTTGTAGATCGAGTCAGACAGCAGGCCCATGTTGGGCATCTTGCCGATACCCTCATCGGTCAGCAACTTGTTGATCACGTAGTCAGCAGCTTGGTTCCAGCGCCTTGGCTGCCGGGTACCACGCCGGAAGTTGTGTTCCATCATGGGATGGAAGCACTCGTGGGCTACAAGGAACTTGACTTCCTCATCGGTCAGCTTGTCCACGAATTCAGGGTTGAACTTGACCCGCTTGCCGTTGGTAGCAGCAGTGGGGATACCCTCGTCAAACTCGAAGGGCATACCCAGTGCAATGGAACCCACGAAGGGATGCTCCAAGATCAGGGATGTCTTGGCCTTAGCCAACTTGGTAGTCAGCCGTTTCATATCCAGCGTTGCAGTTGTCATTTGATTCTCCTAGTTAAGACGAACGATCTCGATGACCTTGTTGTCACGGTCGATGGATGTGATGGAAGCACCAGCACCCCAGTGTTTGTTGCACCATGCTGCCATGGAACCACGCAGGTTGTCAGGTAAGAACCCGTTGAACGGAACCTCACCAGCACCACCGGGCTGGATGTCCTTGATGTAGGACAGGAAGTAGGTGGTGAGTGTCCCTCTCGGGAGCAAACCCTTGGTTCGGAGCCGTGGCTTGTCAGCAGGCTTGACTTGCAGGTCACCATACTCAGTGCCATCAGACAGGATGATCTTGTACTGAGCACCGAGTCCTTTCAGTGTGTTGAGGGCACGGTCTAACGCAATTTGTTGTACACCTAGCATCACTCTCTCCTTACAGTTGTCCCATGAATGCACCCATTGCATCCATGATTTTCTTAGCCTCAGCAGCAGTGTCCTGCCTGAGATCGGGGTCGTTACGCAGAGCTTCAGGATGCTTGAGCAGGGTTGCCTCAACTTGTTGGCGCATGGCTTCCAAGTGAGGGTCATCGCTGAAGTTCAGCCGTGGCAGCAGGGCACAGATTTCCCGAGTGTTCTCCAGCATGGAGTCACGGAAGATCGCCTTGGGATCGGCCAGCTTCTCAGCCATGTGCTTCACCCTGTCGTACAGCCGCTGCCATACATCCTTCAGAGCAGTCTGCTCTGCATCCTTCACACGTCTCTCAACATCCTGCTGGATACGTGTCAGTTCTTCTGACGCTATGCTTACACGGAAGTCCGAACTCGGAACTGGGAACACAGCCATGTCCATGTTGAACTTGTGTCGCAGTTCCAGCAGCGGAGGGTAGTCCGCATGGTCATACAGAGAACCAAGGATACGCTGGGCATCGACCTTCATCTGGTCGTAGTCATCGTAGAACTCCTGCACCAGTGAGTACCACTCGCCCTTCTCCTTGCGGAACTCAGACACGAAGTTCAGGTAGTTGGCAGTGGGCAGCATCATGGTGCCGTCCATACCCCACGGCAACGTGTTGTCGTAGTACTTGGTACGGATGAGGGTCGTCTTCTTGTGGATGTTGTCCAGCTTGTCGTTCATCGGCAGCAAGGACTTGTTGAAGCGGCCAGCAGCAGAGCTTGCACCATGCGCTGTCGTCACCTCCTTGGATGCACGTTTGTCGTACTTGCGGGCTGTCCACTGGGACACGTTGAGTTGCACCAGCAGTGCACGGTCGTTGAGATTCATAGTTGTCACTCCTCTGTGGTTGATTAAAACAATACGTCTTGGTGGTTGATAGACCACTTGGTGAAGGCTTGGGTGTTAGCCAAGTCAGGGTTGCGCCGTGCTGCATAGCTGATGGTCAGCACAGAGAACTCGGGAGGCATACGCTCTGAGTAGGTACAGACACGTTCAAAGTTGGACTCGGTAGCCCGCTGTGCAATGGCACCAGACAGGGCATACAGTGTCGCTGGGTCTTTGGGAACGTCAGCAGTGGTCGGGTTGAGCAGGATAGCGTCAGGGTTGGGCAACTTGCGGAAGATGCGGACAAAGCCAACGAACTCAGCAGCAGCACCCTCACCGACTGCACCTTTGAACGACTCAAACTCAGCAGCAGCAGGCACTGTACCCAGCACGTCAGAGACACCCTCCACCCAAGACCGTGGCGTAGCGTTCTGGTCACGCTGTGGGTCGAAGTCATGCAACAGACCGGGACGGAAGCGGATGAAGCTGATCACCTCTGGCTTGACGTTGTGAGCTATTGCCCAAGCAGTCCAGTCATCAAGGTGTGTCTCCAGTTCATACACTGTCTCACGGTTACGCAGATGGCTCAGTACCCGGTTGGCACCAGCACGGTCAGCCTGACGGTTACCAGTGGAGATGACCATCCATCCATCAGGCATCTCAACACCATGCAGTGTCCGAGCTTGGCAGATGTTGGCAAGAACCTTTTGCAGGTCAGGGCCAGCTTGGTTGCGGTCATCGAACAACAGGATGCCCTGCTCTGGAGCTTTGCCCTTGACAGGGAACCACTCGGGCAGTTTGTAGTGCAACGTGTTGCTGCCTGTCTCAGGGAACAGGATACCGAAGTCCTCGACCAGCATGGTGGGCATGTGCCGTTCAATGCAGGGGATGTCCAACTCCTTGGCTGCCTCATGGACAAGGGTCGTCTTACCACCACCGGGGCTACCCTCGATAGAGATGGTACGCTGGATGGGGAACAGGGCTTTGATGGTGTCTTTCAGAAGCGTGGCTCGCATTTGGATTTCCTTTTGGGTGTTACAGGTTTATGGTCAGGGCCATTGGATACAACGAAAATAGGTGGGGTTGCCCCCATGTTGAGTTCATCTCTGGTTCGTTTAGCACTCTCCTTGTTATCAAAATAGAACACACTGCCCGTTGAGTTACGGGCTGGATCGCCGCGCTTGCCATACCGAAGCATGAACAAGCGAAGCGGCTTACTTGACAATGATGCAGTCATTTGCATGTCGTACTCCCTTGGAATCGACATACGTCTCACCGCAGCCAGCCATCCATTCGGCCAGAACGATGACAACAAGTACAGTGCAGGCTGTCACCACGGCGACTTGCAGCAGCCACCGGATAACACGTTTGAGCAAGGTGTCGTTGACGGATACCCCCACTGGGGGGATGGGTGTGGGTTTCTTCATTTCGTTTCTCCTTTAGGCCAGCCCAGTTTGGACAGATCAGCCACGAGATTGGCAAGGGCAGGCAGATTCTTGGTCGGTTGTGCCTCAGTGGGGTAGTACTTCTCAAACTCAGGCAGCCGCTCCTTGAGTTGCTTGAGTGTTGAACAGGCTTCGACCGCACCGACTAGACTCT